TTGCGGCAGATCCCATAACTTCGCCCTGCCATGTCTTGCCTTCAGCATCTGTTGCTCTGAACTGAACGCTGACTCCCTGACCTTCCACGTAAACGTCCATGGATCCCATCAGAGTTTTTGATCCTACACGAACAAATGGTTTCTTGACTGTCAGTGATGCCCTAGTAAAATTATGTTCTGTAAGATTTGCTGTGTTGGTCATTACTTTCTTTAGTGAAACACCAATCAACTTCTTTTGATTGATTAGATCTTTCAACACCTTATTAAGACCACCTTGAAATACCATTTCATTAGTAATCATAGTGGTATCAAAGCTATTATCACACATGTAGATATCAGCAGGTGTCCATTTGTTAATGTTAGAAAATGGTCTTCCATCAGCAGCATTTACTCTCTTAAAATGATCTTCTACTGTGTTGACAATAGAAGTGCCTCTATAGAATTTAAACTTGGTGTTCCTATACTTGGTTGCACCATACAATTTGTTTGCTGTTTTAATACTTGATTTCATCCAAGCAGGATCATTCATTATGAACTCATGTATCTTTCCTAAAGGTTCATCTGTCTCAACAGAACCAGATACTGCTTCTAAATCTTCTAGGGTTACAATATAATCAACATCAATATCTTTTCGCAACGAATATCTGTATGCTGTCATCCAACATGCTGCTCCCTCAAACAGAGCAGTGGCATCAGCACCTCCACCAGATCCTTTGTTACTACCAAATTGTGTAGTCTTTTTAATTTTGGTAAGAGTAATATCATTAGAAACATTTTTCTTTGCTTGTTTCTTAATTTCTTTTAGAACTTTCTTACCAGAATACTTTGCAGCAAAATTATTTTGATTTGTTTTGTCTGGAGAATCAAATGCTAGTTTGCCATCAATTACCTTTTTCATATCTGCAAGAACAGCATCAGATGTCATGATGAGTGCTTTACCACCACTCTCAACTTCTATCAGTTCTCTATTGACAATAGCATCATAGAGAACACGCAAACGAATGCCACCACCTGTTGGCGCATCCTTGCCATAATCCCCCATAGTCATTGCTGCCATAAGAAAAAACCTCCCGTCTAACTATTTAGAGGGAGGTTGCAGTCATTCTTCAGTTGGAGTTTCAGTTGGAGCTTGAGATGGAACAATTGGATCACGAGACCTGTTCTTGATTACGATAAAGGCATCCTTATTATACTTGCGGGTGCCTTTGAGTGGTGCCCACTTTGTGCC